AAAGGGTACTATCAGTTCATCTACTGTTGGTGGCGCTGTGGTTGCTGCACCCAGAAAGGATATTGGTTCTAAAGACAATATCACTGCCGTAAATGCTGTTGATGTTCTTGTTACGGACTTTGGTACGTTTAAGGTTGTGCCTGATAGGTTTATTCCGACAACTCAGGTTGACTTTATAGACTTTGACCTTTGGTCGGTTGATTATCTACGTCCTTTCCGTACAGAAACTCTTGCCAAGTCTGGTGATAGTGTGAAACAGCTTTTGATTGCTGAGTACGGTTTGCGAGCTAAGAATGGCAACGGAAGTGGTCAGTTAAAGAGCGCAATTTAATTAGTATTGGTATAGCCCCCTCCGGGGGGCTTAACCTTATAGGAGAAACAAGATGGCAAATATTGGACAACCACCAAGCAAGGGAAGCGCAACAGCTATTGGCCCTGATATGAATCCTCCCCCTTATGCAGAGGGAGAACCCAAACTTAAAAAGTATGGGCCGGGAGTTGATGGTGCTTTAGGTCATACGGATCATAACGGATCTATAGACAACGTTATAAGTACGCAGGTTTCAAAGGTTGGGAAGGTTTATGGCTGGTAAGAAATCTAAAAAAAAGGCTCCTGTTAAGCCTGAAACTAAAGTAAATTCAACTTCAACATTTGAGACAAAGCTCTCTGATGCGGTTAAGCGTATGGGTGAAATTGTAAAGGGCAACGATCAGAGGCATCATTTAAAATGAATAAACCAGTAGAACCTAATATGTTACATACTACTTTTCATTCAAGTGCGGATGAAAAAGAGTTTACTGTAAACACATATCAGGACGCAGAGCCAGTTCTGGAGGAGAATAAGAAAGCCTATAATAATTACGGCGATTTATTAACCACCGGAAAAGCTGGTGAAGGTGTAAGGGTCGCCTCTATACCTCTTAATGTATGGACTCAGTGGATGAAGGAAACGAATGGGGCAATAGAGAAAGATCATAACCTTATGAAGAAGTATCTAAACGACCCCGATAACAAATATTTTAGAACAACTCCAACAAGGGTATAATTATGTGGCTATATACATTTGGCGTCGCAGGACGCGCACAAACTGACACAGCAAACGGATATAGAATCTTAAACCAAAAAATATTCTATTCAGCCCGTAACGTATAAAAAATGGCGATCAACACGTATGCTACCCTCCAGACTGCGGTGGCAAACTGGTTAGACCGATCTGATCTAACCGATAGGATACCAGAGTTTATTGCTCTAGCGGAGGCCCGGATGAACCGGACTATCCGCCTATCTATGATGCTTAACGTGGATGAGACTACGTTGGGAGGAGCCGCTACGTTAATATCTGGAACTAGGGACTACGATTTACCGTCTGGATATCTTCAGATGGTTGATTTTCATTTAAGCACCAGCCCAATAACTACACTATCTTATCTAACCCCTGAAAACATGAATAGAATGTGGGCGGGGAGTCAGGGTGGGAAGCCATTGGCTTATACGATATTTGCAGATAATTCCAGCGGAACACCCACAAAGAAGGTGAGGCTAGGGCCGTCCCCAGACTCTGGTTACACCTACTCTATAATGTTCTATAAGAAGATTGATGCTCTATCAGATTCTAATACGACAGAACAGATGCTCACAGATAATCCAGATGTATATCTATACGGAGCGTTGTTAGAGGCTGAACCTTTCCTAATGAACGATCAACGGGTTCAATTATGGGCTACCGCATTTCAAGAGTCTTTAAAGGCTCTACAAGAACAAGATAACAAAGACCGTCATTCAGGTAGCGCGATGAGGGTGATGAACACTACAGGGTATCCATAATGGCATTAGATCCAGCAAATTATATTGATGAATTATCAATAACAGATCCTACAGCTACAGACCTAGTATCACAGGGGGATGACCAGATTCGCACCGTCAAACGGGCAGTCAAGCAGTCCTTCCCCTCTGTAGATATTGCGGTCAATGCAATTCATACATCTGCAACAGAACCGGCTGTTTCTGTAGCGGAAGGTTTGGTATGGATAGACACTTCAGCAGGTGCAGGTAGTCACGTAGCAAAGATATATGATGGTTCTGCGTTTATCGTCTTACCATTTAGCGTAGAGACAGCACAGACTGTAGACATTAATGGCGGAACAATTGATGGAACAGTTATCGGCGGGGCAACCCCTGCCGCAGTTTCTGGAACTACATTGGATGGAAGTACCAGTCTAGTTTTAGCCACTGGAGCTACGGTTACCGGCATAGATAACGGAAGTATAAGCACGGGCAGTGCAACTCTTTTAGCAACGCAAGGAGCAGTCAAAACTTATGTCGATGCACAAGTTACAGCGCAAGATCTTGATATTACTACGGACAGTGGAAGTATCGACATTGACCTTGATTCTGAAAGTCTTACAGTCTCTGGAGGGGCAAGTCTTGATACGTCGGCGACGGGTACTACAGTTACAGTCAATGTTACGGATGCGGGAGTAACAAATGCTAAGTTAGCAAATATGGCGGCAAACACCGTCAAAGTAAGAAATGCTAATTCTTCAGGAGTTCCTTCTGATGTCGCATTAGCAACCACTGAAATACTAATTGGTGATGGCACGGGATTCACCGCTGCTGCATTGTCTGGTGATGCGACAATGACAAATGCTGGTGCAGTTTCAGTCACAGGAATACAGGGACAGGCAGTAAGTGCAACAGCCGCAACTAATGACCAATACTTAAAATATTCTTCAGCATCTTCAGAGTGGCAGAAAGTAGATGTGCTTGCCCCTGACCGCTTAACAACTAAAGGCGACTTGCTTGTATATAACACGGTTGATTCAGAGACAAGACTTCCCGTGGGTTCAGATGGGCAGGTTTTAACAGCCAACTCTAGCGCTACTAATGGTGTTGATTGGCAAGACCCTGTAGACAATGCGGCGGCAATGGCTATAGCATTAGGAGGCTAACATGGCTAATACTTTTAAAAATGCGGGGGTAGCAGTTGGTAATACAAGAACCACTGTTTACACTTGCCCCACATCTACACAGGCAGTTGTTAACGCTGTCTACCTATCTAACATAGATGGAACTAACTCAGTTGATGCAAGTATTGAATGTACAACTGATGGTGGATCTACATACTTTTATATAGGAAAGACTTTGCCGGTTCCGGCAGACTCAACCCTTGTTTTAGATAAACCAGTTAATTTAGAAGCTAACGATATATTGGCCGTCACTGCATCTGCAACTGGCGACCTTCAGTGCGTAATAGGCATACTGGAGATTACCTAATGTCTTACATGGGTAAAGTCCGACCTACGATAGTTCTGAACTCTACAGATTTAGCGGATGATGCTGTGAGCACGGCTAAGATAGCTGATGATGCTGTTACTTCTGCCAAGATAGCTTCTGGAGCTGTTGATACAACAGCCGTTCAAGATGACATAGCTCTATTAGCATTTAAGACTCAATCTAACGGCAGCCTTGCGCGATACAATTTAGTGGATCAGAGTGTGGATGCCTTTGAAGACGCTTCTGGAATTGACGCTTCTGCCTCTACCAATGAATTTAGAAATGACGCAGGAAATTATTATTCCGGTTCAAATGTCGCAACGGATACCGCATCCAACCATACCACCCCCGGAAGCGATACATGGGTCACCCCTTCAGATCTTACTGGAACAGCAAAGATACTTGTTGTTGCTGGTGGCGGGGGTTCAGGTGTTAGAGGCAATGCATGTGGCGGAGGTGGTGGAGGTGGGCTTGTATATGTTTCTAATTTTGCCGCAGTAGCAAGCACCACATACAACCTAACAATAGGTACAGGGGCGGCATCAGTTGTAACCACCTCAACTGCCGCTAATGATGGTGCTGATTCCGTATTTGATGTTTCTGACACCACGCAAATATTAACCGCAAGCGGCGGTTCTGGTGGGTCTACGAATGCTGATAATGCAAATGATGGTGGGTCAGGTGGTGGAGGATCAAATACTCAATATGGAGATGGAGTTTATGGTTCTAGCGATCAAGTAACA